TAACACATCATTGGAAATTGCCGAAGTTTTATTTGATCTTAAAGACAAATTTGATATTGTTGGCGTTGAGTGGGGAGATATTCCTGAAGATGAGGAAGAGCAAGAATTAAATCCTGAAGGAGGTAACGAAAGTGAAATTGATAATGATGAAATTGAAAAAGATAGTGAAGATCTTGAAAAAGATAGTGAAGAAATTAATGATGAGATGACAGATAATGATAGTGGAGCATCAGATAATGATGAAGCCATGTCTACACTTCAGCAAGTTGTTAACATTTTAAAGGCTGACGCTGAAGCTAAGACAGCTGAAGCAAATGCAAAAAAAGCTGAAGCAAATGCCGAAGAGGCAAAATATGCAGCACAATCTTCCGTTGCAAAGGTTCGTCAAGAAGAAGAAATTCTTGATATGGAAGACGCTGAAGATAATAAGAAAAAGGAAGATCAAGAAGCTAAAACACTTGCAAAACTTGCAAAATTTCAACACGAAAAGAACAAGGGTGTTTCAGAAGATATGGAAAGCGAAGAAGAAGAAGCTAGTGAAGAAGGCACGGAAGCGGATGACGCCATTTCACAAGAAAAATTAGCGGAACTTATTTTTCAACATTTGCGGGCACAACATTAGGATTAAAATGAAATTATTAGAAGCCGATACACAACATTATGGATTACTTCGAGAAGCTCTTCGTGTGATTTTTGGTTTAAGTACTATAACAATCGATAAAGTTGTACGAATTGTTAAATCATCTAAAGATGTGCAAAATGCTCGAACACAATTTGTTCGCAAGAGGGCAGGCGTCCGCGCTATGAAATATTTAAGAAATTCAATTGAATATGCAAGAACTGAAGGGATTGAAAAACATGTGCATGGTACTGAAGAAGAGCCTGATGAGTCCAAAAAAGATGATTTGGAACATATCCCAACTTCTACAAAAGGGGAAACTAAAAAAAATACTTCTAACAAAAATAAAAATGAAGTTAAAGAATCTTTTTTATCTTTTAAAGATTTTTTACTTACAGAATTGGATGCTAGAATGACTGCACGGTTAAGCACAAGTGACCAAATGACACGGCGTGAAAATGCTATGAAATCTAATCAAGAGATGCGAAAGGAAACGGAAAACAAAATTCACAACATGGAAACGAGCAACGATCCTGATGAAATTAGGTTAGCAAATCTAATAAAACAAGAAGCCATGTTACGAAAAAGAATTCAAGACAAAAAAGAAATGGCAAAAAAGAGGGGATAATACATGTTACTTGAAGAAATATTAAATTTACAACAAAACGTAGACAACAGTAAATGTGTTATCGAAGAAGTATGGTGTGATGAATCCGGAGAAATATTATCCGAAGCATCTGTCCGTCAATTTAAAAGATATGGACAACGCATGGTTAAAAAATATCGTTGTTTAGCTGGACCTAAAAAAGGTAAATTAGTTGCTCATGCAGGTGATTGTGCCACTAGAAAAGAACCTAAAAAAGTCCGTCAAGGTAGAAAATTAATGCGTTCAAAGAAAGGAATAATTGCTCGAAAATCAAAAATTTCAAAACGAAAATCTTTTTCAAGGTTAGTAACTAAAGTAAATCAACGACTTATGGGAAATAAAAACAAAAAACGTTGAAATTCTTCAATAATAAGCTATAAATAGGTATATGTTTACACATGTATCAATACCCAAATTACCGGTAGTTATTCCTCGACACACTCGTGGAAAACATTTCTATGAAACCCCTGAAGGTAAAATATATCCTTCAGTTACAACTATGCTTGGATATAAAGAAAAACCATATCTTACCGATTGGCGAAATTCATTAGGTGCATCGCGTGCAGACGAAGAAACTAAACGCTGCGCCGAAAGAGGAACCAGTGTTCATGATATGGCGGAAAAGTACTTAAATAACAAAAAATATCCCGAGTTAACAAAGAAACATTTACGCTTACATGTGAATCTATTTAATCAATTAAGGACACGTTTAAAACAAATTGACAACATCAAAGCGACTGAAGTAAGTTTATATAGTGATACATTAAAATTAGCAGGAACCGTTGATTGTGTTGGAGAATATACGAAAATCAAATCTATTATAGATTTTAAGACATCCAATAACAATAAAACTAAAGAAATGATTGATGATTATTTTAAACAATGTGCTGCATATGCTATCATGTGGTATGAAATGACTGGAGAATTGATTGAAAATTTGGTAATTATCATGGCTGTAGAAAGGGGGATTATTCCTCTTATTTTTCAAGATAATCTTCAAAATTGGTTAATTCCTCTACAAGAGGATATAAAATATTATTTTACTTCTACTAAAAATAATTAGGTTAAGGTGAAAATATGCAAAAATATCATTCAACGAAACAACTGAAACAAGAATTTTTATCTGGGCTTTTTGGTTTTCCAGATACAATAAATGTGAAGGGAGTTGATTATAAATTAACTAAATCTTCTGTGTATAATTTTACAGAAATTGTTAAAAATGGAATAAAGCCTTATGTTGTTTATGCTACAACCTCAAAATTAAGTAAAGAAACAAAAGAAAGTGGGTTAGGAGGTTGGTTAATATTTTTGTGGGGATTTAGAGAAAGTGATAATAAAATAATTCCCTATACAATCAAAACATCATCTCAACATCGTGCTGAAATGGACATAGTTCGTGAAGAAGAACAAAATCCTAAAATTATTGGAGACACTGTTGAAATTAAATTAACTAATTTTACAAACAAACCAGTGATGCAAGGGAAGGTTGATACAGGAGCTGATTTTAGTTCTCTAAATGCAGAAAGATGGTCAATTGATAAAGAAAGAAAAAAAATCACATTTGTTAATAAAGAAATATCTCCAAATGTAATTATAATGGATCTTGTAGATCAACAACCTATTCAATCTGCAGATGGTGGTGTTCAATATCGGCCTGTAGTTAGATTGAATATTAAAATAAATGATATTGTTATACCTGATGTTGCTTTTAATTTAAACAATCGTTCTTCTATGAAGTTTCCAATTCTCATTGGACAAAATGTTTTAGAAAAGGGTAAATTTTTAATCGATCCCTTAAAAGAAAACACTATAGAACAAACTTTAACTGTTCTTATTGAAGAGTGGGACAAAGAAAAGATTCCATCAAAACAAAAAGCCAGTGAAGAGGATATTAAAAAATTATATGAAACTCTTTCAGAAACTGATATATCCTTTCAAGAAATTTTTCGAGTAGTTAAAACTTTAGCTCTCCAAGAATCTGATAAGATAGTTTATTAAAATGGGAACTCCAAAGTCTCCCTTTTTTATACTTCAAAATTTTATATCACCGTTGTTGTGTGAACAACTAGTTGATGAATGTGCTTTCGATTTCCCAGATGTCAATGTTGATGATAAACCAATTAAAATGATTAGAAGTAGTGAAAAAAATCAACAGATTTTATATGATCGTATTGATCCCATTATGTTCACTATTGAAAAATATTACAATATCGAATATTATGGTATGGAGAATATGTCATTTGAATGGTTAACAACTGGCGTGGAACCAAATCTTCATTGTGAAAATAGTCAATATCTTCGTAAAAAATGGGTTCGTACAATTAATCGTGATTTCACTGGTGTTCTATTTTTATCTTCTTATCAAGAAAAAACTCCATTTGATAATGATTATGAAGTGTATGGTGGAAAGCTAGAATTTCCACAACACCATTTTGGTTTTAATCCTGAAATGGGTACTTTAATATTTTTTCCAAGTTGTCCTCATTTTATTAATCAATATAGTGATATTTTAGCAGGTGATTTGTATGTAACAAAAATACACTTTGCGTGCAAACGTCCATTTTTATACAATCCAGAAGATTTTCCAGGAGATTACACGAATTGGTTTAATTCAATTAGTTGACTCTAATATAATATCGTTATATAATATGTTTTATGATAAAATTATTAAATTTACTTAAAACACTTATATTTGTTACTATATTATATGTAATATTTAATGTCGGCATTAATGTTGGATTAGGGCAAGGACGGACGACAATATTGCTTCCTATACCACCTAGTACTGGAGAATACGTACCTGATTCACCTCCGCCTGCTGATCCAAATTATGATCCACATAGTATCCTTCCACCATACGAGGAGGGCATTCCTGAACAACAACGAGAGGAATATGTTCCTGCTTCACTCAATCACCCTCGAGAAATAAATTGTTTAGCACAGAATATGTATTTTGAAGACAGAAACCATGGAATTTTAGGAATGTTAGCAGTTGGCATGGTAACTCTGAATCGTGTACACGATACCAAAAAATATAAACTTTCAACAATTTGTAAAATTGTATGGGAGAAACATTGGTCTAAAAAATACCATAAATATGTTCCTCAATTTTCATGGACATTAGATGGAAAATCAGATCGCCCAAAAAACAAAAAAATGTGGAATCAAGCTCAAATAGTTGCAGCTTTTCTTGTTTCCAATGAAACGTCAATAGAAGATATGACAGGCGGTGCATTATTATATCATGCAACATACGTAAATCCTCATTGGAGCCGAACACACAAAGTTTCCGCAAGAATAGGAACACACATTTTTTACAAATAATATGTAGTCACCTAAAAAACATATTGTATAATATTTTCATTCAATTAATATAATAAGGAGAATATTATGTCTAATCAGATTACTTTATCAAACCCTGCCGATAGAAAAAAAATGAAGACGATGCTTGTGGAAATGACACATTGTTTACAACGGGCCGATGATGAACGAGAATCAATGAAAGAAATCGCAGCGGAAATTGAAAGCCAATTTAACATTTCCAAAAAAATAGCAAACAAACTTGCTCGTACAATGTTTAAACATTCTTATTCAGATCTTCAAGCTGAAAATGAGCACTTTGAATTTTTGTATGAATCTATTGTAGAAGGTCATAACTCAACATCCAATTCATCAGCAGTTGCAACATCCAGTTCAGCAGTTGTATAAAAGAGAACAAATTGAGTTACATTTCAGCTATTAGAAAAGGTGATGATGTAATCGTTTGGGAACGAACTGCCGAAGGTCGAACTGAAACGTTTTTTAAAGCACCATATTATTTTTATACTAAACATCCTGATGGTGAATATAAAACAATGTATGGTGATAGTGTTACTAAACACGAATTCTCTAATTCTTTTCAATTTAAAGAAGAAATAAAAAAATTTAAAAGGGAGGGTGTTCCATTATTTGAATCAGACATCTCACCTGAACTTAAAATTCTTTCACGAGAATATTACGATCTTCCATCACCAAACTTGCACATCTCTTTTTTTGATATTGAAGTTGATTTTGATATCAAAATTGGTTTTTCTACTATTGATAATCCTTATGCACCAATAAATTCTATTTCAATATATCATCAATATAAAAACAAATATGTTGTACTTGCTGTTCCTCCTCCTGACCAACAATGGACTGTTGAACGGCTTGAACGAGAAGTGAATTCAAAGGTTCCATTACCTAAAGATATGGAATTAGATATACAACTGTTTAGTAGAGAGAAGCACCTTTTGTTAGCTTTCCTAGCTGAAATTAAAGATAGTGATATTATTTCAGGTTGGAACTCTAGTTTTTTTGATATGCCTTATGTTGCAAAACGTTTAGAAAAACTTGGAAAAAGATATGTAAACTTACTTTCTTTTCCAGGTTCAAGACCACCACGTTATCGTACAGTTGAAAAATTTAAAACTTATCACCAAGTGGTTGATATCTATGGTCGGGTTAGTTTAGATTATCTTGATCTGTTTCGCAAATATGAAATGTCTGAAAGGCCATCATATAAGTTAGAAATCATTTCTGATGAATTTCTTCCTAATTTACCAAAATTAAAATATGAAGGATCTCTTGCACAATTATATCAAAAAGATTTTGCTTATTTTGTTCGTTACAACATTCGAGATACTGAAATTTTGCACGGTTTTGAACAAACATTAGGTTACGTTAATCTTGCAAATGATATGGTACATTTATCAACTGCACAATTTACTCACGTGGGTGGAACACTTAAATTAGCTGAACTTGCTGTAATAAATTATTGTCATCATAAATTAAACAATTTGGTGGTCAACGATTTTCATGCTGATGAAGAAGCAAGTTCACAAATACAAGGTGCATTTGTTTTACTTCCTCAAATAGGTTTACAAGAAAAAATTGGATCTGTTGATATAAATTCTCTATATCCTTCTTCTATACGTTCTATTAATATAAGCATTGAAACAATAATTGGCCAATTTGAAAATAATGTTGTTGATGCTGATAATATTGCTTTAAACACAGATAAAGAATGCACATTTTATTTAGATGATGGAGATAAAATTAAACTTCCAGCATCTAAATGGAGAACATTGTTGCTCAAAAAGAAATGGGCGATTAGTGGTTACGGGACAGTATTCAATCAAGAAAAACAAGGTATAATTCCAATGATTCTCGAAGATTGGTATGCTACTCGAAACGAATATAAAAAACTAATGAAACAAGCGAAAGACAATGGAGAAGATAATAAAGTTAGTTATTATGATCGATTGCAATATGTTTTCAAAATTAAGTTGAACAGTTTTTATGGAGCACTTACAAATAAATTTTTCCGTTTTTATGATTTAAGAATGGGAGAATCGACTACTGGAACTGGAAGACAAATATTACTACACCAATGTGCCAAAGCTTGTGAAATATTGGATGGTGAATATAGTTTACCTGATATTAAAAAAGTGAAAACAAAACAAGGAAGATATGAAGATCCAAAAACAGCCAAAACAAATGATGGTCGAATGCATTTAGGTTATTCCAAAAAACATTCTATTGTATATGGTGATTCGGTTGGTGGAAAAACTATCATTGAAACCGACGAAGGCCCTACAACAATAGAAGATTTATTTGATGATGTCAATTATTCAATTGGTGATAAAGAATACTCCAATACTGAACGAATGGCTCTTACATATGTTAACGATTCAAAGAACAACGAATTTCGAAAAATAAAATACGTGATGCGACACAAAACCAACAAACAACGCTATCGCGTGTGGTTTGGAAATACAAGGTTCCTTGATGTTACAGAAGATCACGCCCTAATAGGATATGCTAATTCGAAACATGCTACACCAGGGTTAATAGAAATTAAACCGACTGAAATAGGAAGCAACAATGTTAATAGTTTATTATTAACATCATCCTTGCCGCAAATCAAAAAACAAAACCCATTTCAACTTTCACCTGAAATGTGGCAACTTATCGGGTTTATAATTGGAGATGGTCACGTTGAGAAGCGGGTGTGTAGTGGTGTTGGGTTGTCTTTAGGTAAAGATGATAAACATGAAATTATACAAAAGATGATTAAACCACTAATACACCAAGGATGGTTCACGTCCTATATAGAAATGAAAAATGGTCACGATATTAGATTATGTGGTGTTAAAGGATATTACTTTCTTAAAAAACATCTCTATGGGAAAGGAGAAAAACGATTCCCCACCTGGATTGAACAATGTTATATAACTGATATCTGCAATGTACTTAAAGGGTATTTTAGTGCAGATGGTTTTGCAAATAAAAACAATACAGTTGGACTTTGTTCTATTAACCCTCATTTTATATATACAGCAAACCGATTGCTTAAACTTTGTGGGATTCCTTCAAATTTTTGGGCAGAAACAACAGAAAATTCATTTCGTGGTGTTTATTCAGGTACCCACACCATAAGACTAACAGTATATGATTCAGTTAAATTTGGTGAAATAGTAGGATTTATTCAACAACGAAAAAATAATAACATAAAGAAAGTTAGGGGGTTCAACCAAATCCATCAAGAAGAACAAAGTGGATTTACATTAATTACACCCACTAAAATTGAAAAAATATTAAATGATGGATATGTATATGATATTGAAATCGACGATACACACACATTTTACGCTAACGACATTCTTGTACACAACACTGATTCAACATACTTTTCAACACACACAGCATCAAACAAAGAAGCAATTATGGTTGCAGATAAAGTTGGAGAACTTATTAATGAATCTTTTCCTAAATTTATGAGGGAGAGGTTTTTGTGTACTGAAGGATATGATCAGATTATTAAAACAGGTCGTGAAGTTGTATCTGATCGAGGAATATTTGTTGATAAGAAAAGGTATATTCTTCATTTAATTGACAGCGATGGATATAAAGTTGATAAAATGAAGATTATGGGTTTAGATACTAAAAAAACAACACTTCCAAAAGAAATATCTAACATTTTAAATGGTTACATTGAACGATATCTTAAAGGTGAAGATTGGGAAACTATTGAAAAGGAAATTGTTGAATTTAAAGATATGTTATATGAAACAAATGATATTATGATGCTTGGATTACCTAAAGGAGTTCAAAATGTTAAAGCATATACTGAAAAAATGAATTGTGATAGTTCAGCTACTATTCCAGGACATGTTCGAGCAGCAATAAATTATAATAATAGTTTAAAAAAATTCAATGATCACGAAAGTATGACAATAACATCTGGAACAAAGATTAAAGTTTTTTATATTAAAAATGTAGTTGGTAAATTTAAAAGCATTGCACTTCCAGTAGACATTGATGTTATTCCAGCTTGGTTTGAAAAAGAATTTTCTATAGATAGAGATGCCCATATTGAGCGTCTTGTTGATAATCCTTTAAACAACATTATTAAAGCTATTGGAAAAGTGACACCATCAAAACAATCACTATCTGATAATAGTATATTAGTGTATTAGCAATCATAGGAGAAAAAAATGAAGAAAATTTACACTTCTTATTACAACAATCCCCATATTCGAAATTTGCCAAATTTATTTGCAATTAGTATTGGCCAACCAAGTTATTTTAAAGGGAAAGTGATACCAGCATTAATGCCTACATGGGAAATGGTTAATAAAATACGAAGAAAAGAAATAACAGAAACAGAATTTACTACTTTATATTTTTCTTTATTAAAAACACGTAGATTAGATCCTCGCAAAATAGTTCAAAATTTACCTGATCGTTCAGTGTTATTGTGTCATGAAGTATCAGGTAAATTTTGCCATCGTAATTTAGTTGCTGAATGGCTTACTAAAAATGCAGATGTTAAAATCAACGAATGGCTTAGCGAAGAAGAATATAAACAAAACAAATTGGTTGAATCCCATATACTATTTTAGTACTATTTAAAAAAGGAGTGAAGTTAACACAATGAAATTATTAACTAAAGAAATTTCATATATTCAAAAAGTAATTCAAACTGCTATGTTAGTTGGAATTGATAATGTTATTATTGAACATGGGCGAGTGAGTGGAATTGATGAAGCTAAAACTGTTGTTTTGCTACAAACATCAAATGTTCCTGATATGTCATTTGGATCTATATGTATGAATCGTCTTAACATTTTTAATTCACGTCTTGATATTGTAAAAAATCAAGATAATTTTTGTATAGAAGCAATTTATCATCCAGAGAAAAAGTTTACTCGATCGTTAGTTATGAAAGGAACTGGAGTTCGAATGGATTATTGTTGTGCAAATCCAGACAATATTATTGCACCTCGACAAGTTGGTGATAAAATTTTATATGAAATTAAGTTGAACGAAAAAGCTGTATCCCTTCTTCAAAAAGGGGCATCGGCAATGGATGCAAAAAATGTTTCAATTATTAGCAACGATGGAGTTTCATTTGAGTTAGTAGATACAAACAATGATGTTTTCTCTCACACATTCGCTGAAAAACCAAATTTGGTTGGAGAAGAGGGAGATGGAAGATTTGTTTTTTCATATCCCGTTAAATTGCTAATATCACTATTTAATCAAAATCCAGAAAATTCCTTTTTGATCGGAAAAGTTGGAATGTTAACATGCCAAGTAAATGGGCTCAATATCATTGTTCTACCTCGAGTATAATATTATGTGGATATTTAAAACAAAAAAACAAATACGGGCGGAAATAGAAGCTGAAATAGAAGCTGAAAAAGAATTAAAAAAGAATGAAGCATCAAATGGCAAACAATGCACAATTGCTCAAACACCACGAGCAATGATTGATGCAGGGAAAAAAATAGTTGAAGAAGAAAAAGAAGGGATGCATTTTGAAGATGAAAGAGAAGCTAAATTATCAAGAGAACCTTGGGTTATTATTAAAGGCATGGTTAATGATCCTGTAAAAGGTATTAAAATTGAACTCGATTGGAATGATGCGTTTATACAATATCTCAAAGAGAATGGTTATACAGGAACTGATGAAAATCAACTAATACAACAATACGTTATTCATGTAATGCAGGATGTTGATCAAAAAATGAAGGAAGAACAAGATATGCAGAGTAGATTTGAATAATGAAAAAATTTTTAGTACTTGATAACAGCAATATAATGTATAAAACATTTTATGCTATGAATAAAGGTTCCGATGTAGATACAAATAGTGGTATTGCTATTCAAGCAGCATTGTTTTCATGTAACAAATATTTTAAAAAATATAATCCGACTCAAGTAGTGATGACCTTTGATCGTCCAAATTGGAGAAAAAAATATACAGAATCCGAAGAATGCATTTCCCAAAAAATATATAAAGGGAATCGCCGACAAAAATCAACACCAGCAGAAAAACGGAAATATAAAACATTTAAGGAACAATTATTTGATTTTGAAACGTTAATGCGAGAACGTACATCTGTTATTTGTTTGTCCGGTGAAGATTTAGAAGCAGATGATTTAATAGCAATGTTTGTTTACATGCATCCTGATGATGAAATTATTATTATTAGTAGTGATAAAGATTTGATACAATTGCTTGATCAAGATAATGTTAGATTAATTGATCCAGCTACTGGAAAAGCTCGCACTCTTGATGATTGGAATGGCGATCGTAATCTTTTTATGTTTGAAAAGTGCATACGAGGAGATTTTGGAGACAATGTTCAAAGTGCGCTACCTCGTGTTAGAAAAACTCGAATATTAAAAGCATATAATGATGAATTTGAAAAAACAAATTTAATGAATGAAACATGGATTCATCCTGTTGATGATCGTGAAATGTCTGTTAAAGCCTTATTTGAAGAAGGCAAATTGTTAATGGATTTAACTAATCAACCACTTGAAATACAAAAAAAAGCAGTTCGTATAATTTTACACGAAATGAAGAACATCGGAAATTTTTCATATTTTCATTTTATGAGATATCTTGGAAAACGTGGTTTAAAGAAAATAGCAGATCAGGCTACCACTTTAGCCAAAATGCTTAATCTGTAAGATTTTCTTTTTCAGGTTCTTTTTTAGAATTCTTATTCCAAAGCGTAAAACCATTCCATTTTTTTCCTGAATTAGAATAAAGACCAAATACTGCTGCCGATACACCTACAATAGCTGTTATTAAAGCTATGTGTTGTGTTGTTGGAGCCTGAATTAAACAACTTTGTCCTAATTCTTTAATATCACATCCATCCAACATATAAGGATGCAAACTCATGTACCACATAGTTATTTTAACAAGGAAATATGTGTAACCAGCTATAATCATTCGTGGAATTAATCTCCATGAATCAACCATTTCAGCTATTGCAAGATGGTTTTTTCTAAAATTATCAATATCCATATTTGGAATCTCCTTTTAATAGAGTATTTATTTAATAAATAATCTTAAAGGAGAAAACATGCCAAAAATAATAAGATTAAGTGATCCTGTTAGCTGTGGAGATACGGTGTGTGAAGGTAGTGGAAACGTTTTTGCAAATGGCCTTCCAGTTACACGAGTGAACGTAGATCATACATGTGGACACTGTTTTGCTCCAACTGTTTTTACAAGTGGTTCACCTACAGTTTTTGCAAATGGAGCTCCTGTTGTTAGAGCTGGTGATCCAATAAATCAAAGTATACATATATGTCCTGGAGATGGAAACCATTCAGGGGTTGCCGCTGGCGGTTCTTTAGATGTATTAGTTAATTCATAATGAGCTGTCAACCTTCATATAGTTATCGACCAATATTTGTTCCTAGTCCAGACAATTTTCCGGGTGGGAATGATAGTTCTATTCCAACATTTATAGAAAAAAGATCTCGTTTATTTGCTGGTGGAACTTTTTTTAGGAGCAAAAATGCATCTTCATCATCCAATTTAATACAAGTTGAATATATAAGTGTTGTTGGTGGAGTACAACTTAATGTATATAGTAACGGAACATTAGTAGAATCTTTTGGACCTGTTCCAGGACCAGAAACACCAATTATAAACCCACTTTCACCACCTCCAACAATATGTGTACCAACTGTAAATTCTTCAATGAGATTATTAGTAAATGATATAAGCAATTTTATTCAAATGCCTCAAATAGATTTTGGTGGAGAGTCTGCAAGTAGTGGACCTGCGGCAATTTTTGATGCAAGTCATCTCCCAACTGATGTTATTCCTGGAGACGATTGTTCAAATTTATTTTTGCCAACATTTTTAACAGGTAGTTCTGGACCACCTGAAGATAATTCATCATTATTAACTATAAGAACTGGGCCTGAACGTTCTCTTGTTGTAGTAACTATTGGAGAAATTATCAACGATAATTCTTTTGATGATGGACAACTACAAGATTTGTTACCCAATGAAAAAATTCGTCAATGGGATGGATTTAATTGGATTCCCTTCATTACAAACGCCGATTGTATTTAATTTTATAACCCTTTAGATTGGTATCCTCACATTTTAAATCAGTAAATAATATCAAATAAAACATTTTACTAATTAACTTTAAGGAGAACAAAATGGTAGAACTAAAAGACTCAACAGCACCTCATTGTAAGTTTGTTGACTTATTTAACAATGGTGTTATGCACGAATGTGCTATTATGAAAACTGATGATGTTGGAAATATGTATTTCTTTGAAGTTGGTGCCCTAGATCGCATCGATAAGAGTCGATTGGTCCGTATCCTTTCGGACAGAAATGTTAATAATTTTGAACTTTGGGATCTTATGGCTCA